AACTAAACTAGCACCAACTCTTCTTCTAGGATTTCTTCTTCTTAAAACTCTAGTAATATCTTTTTTTGGAGCTGGATCACTTTCTTTAGAAACTTCTGCTGCTCTAGTTTCAGTAGTTCTTTTTTTTTTACTAGGAGAAACTACATCAGTTACAGTTTCAACTACATCACCTATTATTGGAACACCACCCATAATTATACCATCCTTTCATCTTCATAAGGGTTTCTCGAGTACGATTGTATAGAAGATAAGTTTCCTCCCACCCCTAATTGTGGAACGGCTCTATCTTGAGAAAACAATAATCTTCCACCTTGTCTACGAGTTCTTGCTTTAGCAGCAATTTGTCTTTTTTCTTTTTTCTCTGCTGCCTCTGCTCTTGCCTCCCTTTCATCCAACAATTTATTTGTTGTATCTAATTCTTTGGGTGGCTCGTATTTTGGTGCCTTAAATAAACTTCCCATGATTACCTCTCAAATATCCTACTATACATTATCATATCGTTTTTATCGAAAGTATATTTTTTTAATACACCTTCTCTTTTAAAATATATTCTTTCTATCCATTTGATAGCCCGAACATTTCGAGCACTTACAGTTACATGGATCCGGTGTAAGTTAAGTTCATCAGCACACATCTCCATAAATTTTTTTGCACCTTTATGAAATTTTAATCTGTATTTAAAAATTAATTTCATATCTGGTATTAACCAAAGTTCAGCAACTCCTGGCCATTGTGGAGCTACACCAAAGCAAACTATTGGTTTACCAGTTCCATCTATGACTGTGTAAGCATAACCAGACTTAGCTGCTCGATCTAAATATTGAAAATAGTTTGGTATCTGATCTACATTTGCTTTATCTTCTGGATGTAGATCCATTAAGGTAAGTAAGTAAGATTTAAATGGTAATACTGTTAAAGGATCTTTAGATCCATTTATTTCAAAAATATTTTCAAGTGTCGATAGGTTCATAAGTTAATCTAAACCTTTTAGGAAAACATAATTGTTTTAATTTTTTTTCTGTACATTCTAATTCTACTTCTGTTTCTAATTTCATTTCGTTTGTTATCCAAACTTTTACTCTCCACTTTCTTTTAATATCTTCGCTATCTGTTTCCATAAATTCCAATCCATTAATACACAAGGTTCTTTAAAATCTTCTACCATTATTAACAGATCTGCTGAGCCTTTCCATCTTGTTATAGTTGCAAAACCTTTTCCATCTTTTCTTGCTTTAACTTCACAGTTTAATCCACCAAGTAATTGAACCCGGACATCATGAGGGAAATCTTGCAAGGCCCCAGACAATGGTTGTCTCCTTGCTTTTATACCCAGGTCCTCAAATAGTTTTACTACTTTTCTTTCTACTCTTGTACCTTTAATTTTAGATTTACTACTCATTAAAATATATCAAAATCTGTATTTGCGACTGATTGTCTAAACTTAGGATTATGTCCTCTAGTTAAAGCTCTGTGTTCTCCACCACCTAATAATAAATACATATAAGCATCACCGACATGGGAATGTTCATTTTTGTTTGGCTGATCTCTAAATCGTTCAGCTCCAGATACTTGTACTCTTTTAAAATGATAACCACCACTTAATGCTTTACGAAGTCTTTTACATCTCTTATCAATTAATAGACCAGGCTTACCTTCAATCAATCTATTCATTGGCATTGCACCAGCCTCTCGTCTAACTTTAAAATCATTTGTTGCAGTTGGTCTAGCAGTTAAGCCAATCGATCTTAAATGATCAAATGCAGTTACTTCATAAATCTCATCTCTCTTTTGCCCGGCTGGATCTCCCCATACTAAGACATCAAATTTTGGATAACGACTTGCTAGTTCTGATTTTAACATTGTACCAAATCTTTCAAGGCCCATATCAAAAGTTACAAGCTCATGAAGTATTACCCATCTTCCATTAGAAAGTCTTTGTCCAAAGATTGCTGCTGGAGTTAAACCAAAGTCAACACCAACTTGAATAGGTACATTAGGATCCGGCTCAATTATTTCTGTAGACATAATGTTGTCATCGTATTCACTAATAATTGGTTTACCTTCCTGGACATAAGTGTAAAGGCCCTGGGCATAACATCTAATCCAATCAATATTCTTTCCAAGTAAAGTTTGTTCGTAATATCCGTTTGGTAAATTTTTTTTATTTTCTGCTTTTGGATTTGCCATCCACCATTTGTTTGCACTAAATATAAATCCGTTAGCCTCTGGGTTTTCTGGTAATTGATCTTTAGTATATTCGATAACGGCTCCTGGCTGTTTATAAAACTTCCAAGCATACTGACCAGACATCTTTTCTTTTTCAGATAATCGATACCACCAATGATCATCATCCATTGGGTTCGTATCCATAATAATTCCTCTCCAGGGTTTTGCTCCTCCATCTGATAATGTGGGATAACGACCAACACGATGCGTAAGACCATCAATGACGGCCTTGGGTAATTCTCTGGCCTCGTTAACCCACGCACCGGTAAGTTCCATGGATAATAATTTCCTAACATCTTTAGGTTGGTCAAGAGCTAAGAATATTACTTCACAATCTATTCCTGGAGCTCCATCTCTCGGTGGTAATTTAATATGATGCGTTAATGGTGGGCTCCATCTAAAGGGCCCCCAAATGTTCTCTGGAAATAATTCTTGCCATGTTTTAATAGTAGTTGTCCGAAGTTCGGGATAAGAATTACGCACAACAACAAACCTAGAATACTTGATCCCATCCCTCGGACTTTGTACCTGGCTCACAGCTTTGAGCATAATCTCTGCTGCACAAGCATAAGACTTCCCGGAACCAACTGGTCCCATTAAACCTCTAACAAAACTTTTATCTTTTAAAAATTTCCAGACTGTATGTGATGTAGAGAAATCTAAATTAAGATTTGTAATTGCATCACTCATTAAACTTTTTTTCTTTTTGTATATTCCAATTTATTTGTCCAGACATTTTAATAATATCATCAGTTATAATAATTGTTTTGATACCTTCGAGATCATCAATTACTTTTGCTAATTTATTATCATTCATTTTTTCTAAATCAGAAATTGCTTTATCTAATCTAGTTTCTATTTTACTTAAAACATTACTCATATTTTTCTAACCTTTCAATTATGCTTTCAATTCTACTCCCATCTTCAACTTTTTTTCCCATTGCTATATCTTTCCAATCATTAACTGAACGACTAATAATTCTTGCACAATCCTTATCACTCAGTTTCTTTCTCAACATCACCACCTGGATCCGATCTATCTCCTGGAGTGTTACTTTCCGATTTGCCATCTTCTACCTCCTCTGCGTCTATTATAGTTGGCTCTGGCCCATGCATCACAATACCAACTACTGAAGGTCTATCTACATCTTCATGGTTTTCTAATAGTCCAGATGCTTTAGCTAGAGTTCTTAATACTGAAACTTTATCATGTAATTCTACTTCCAACTGAGGACCAGCCTTAGTCGGAGTAACTTTAATTTTCTTAATTGCTTTGATTGCTGCTTTAGGAATATTCTTTGGATCTTTAACATTTACATTGCCTTGATCATCCCAATAAACAATATCGTCAATCGATACTGTCGCAAGATCTATTAATTCTTGAGCAACATTCTCTTTGTTGTGTTCAATCACTTCGGATTTTTTTAACCTTCTCTGAACCACTCGAATACCACCGAAACGATCCAGAGGAGGTTTAATGATCCTTTTTTTACTAGAAGGGGATTTCGTCATCAAGTTGATCTGCTCTCTCTGCTGCTAGATTAACTGGCTCATCATTCTTGGCTGCTGCCGATTGCTGATAAGATGGGATATTCCCTTGTCCAGATTTATCATTCTCAAACACTCTAAAAAATATAACAGCATCACCCTTGTTGTATTCCTTGGATGGATCCTTGTTATAGATTTTAATATCTAGAGCTCCAGGTACTGAAGTTCTTTGCTTAGTGTTTTTATCGTAGTTAGAACCTTCCCAAGTCTCAATGATATATTCACCCTCTGAAAGAGTAGTGGTTCTCATGAGCTTGAAAGTTCTGTTACTGTGTGTCGGTCCGTTAGACATATTTTTCCTTTCAGTTATGTTTCCGATTTGTTTTCACTATAAACCATTAATGAAAATTCTGCAAAAAAATTGTGAGGATCCCCCCCATATAGATCTACGCACCGGGGGGGAAGGTATGCCCATTTTTTCTGCCCCACTTTTGTTCTTTTCTGCTAGAATTATAAAGTGTAAAGGTTCGTTTACCATTTATAAATTACCTTATCTTCCTCGCATTAGAGATCTTCTTAATCATTCTCTGTATCTCTTCAGCTTTATCAATAGGTGGAGGCCTTTTAAACAATGCGTGTTCAAAGAATACAATGCTTTTAGGACTATCCTTATGGTTGGTTCTTCTCCATACCAATATATCTTTTATCCTTCTTACAGCATACTCTGGATCTAATCCTTTATCTGCAATCCAGGATTGTACAATCTCTAGTTGTTTCTGATTGTATTGGATATGCTGACCGAATATCTCTTCGGTTAGTCTTACAAACTTATTCATTATCATTTTACCTTTAAGGAATATATCATTGTTAAGTTTGTTGTTATGCATTCCTTCTGAGTGAATATCTACATATTCCTTGGAGTGAATATCTACTTTATCCCCCTCTTTTACAGTAGGCTTTACCTCTATCTTTGTATTCCTTCTGAGTGAATACTTGGTATTGTCTCCCACCTTCGGTCCCTTTGGTATTTCTGGCTTTTCTTCATAAGATCTATCATTCACAGTAGCTGTTGCAATGGCATCCTCTTCGCTTATTCCTGGATCAAATACCATGAAGTACTTGTTGCCCTTTAGTCCAGGATGTTTCTTAGCATAACGAATATAATCCCATTCAATAAGTTTCTTAATGTGTTTACTTACTGTACTCTGAGATTTAATTCCTAGTACCTTCGCTATGGTTATTTGGTTCGGCCAACAGACACCTTGCCTTGAGGTATAATTACCTAAAGCACACAGCACCATGAAAGTTCTGGGATAGGTTTTAAATCTAATATCAGCCACAGCTCGTTGTGGAATGACACAGAAATGCCCAGGAGTTCTGCCGGTTCCGTAGTCTGCCTTATCCTTATTTTTCGGAGCAGTAGCCATGCTGGATGTTATCTACAAGTTCTTGTTTTATTTTGTTGTAATCGGACCACAAACCTAAACCTTCATCAGTAGACATAGACCAACATTTGGATTTCTCAGCTTTGAGCCTTTGATGATGGCACACAGTTGTATGATCACGATCTCCACAAGTTCTCGCAATGTGTGTAACACCATGTTTAGTTAAGTCTAAGCATAAGTTAATATACAAAGATCTAGCTTTCACTAATTCCTTGTACCTTCGTTCAGACATAATTTGTTCTGGAGTAAAGTTTGTATGATTGCATACAGAGATTAAAATATCTCGCATCCAAATTCTACCT